GTTCTATCCTTGGTGTCAGTGACAGAGAGGGTAACAAACTAAAGAAGAAGTTCACTGCTGCGTTCCCTGCTCTGGGTTCGTTGATTGATAAGGTTAAGAACATCGTAGACCAACAAGGATTCATTCCTGGCCTAGATGACAGACCTATTTATACTGAGTCACAACACAAAGCACTTAACTACCTTATTCAAGGTGCTGAAGCTGTTGTCATGAAGTATACTATCATCATGGTTGAGGAAGAACTAGCCAAGGCTGGTCTTGACCAAAGCATACTACTATTCTACCATGACGAGGTTACTTACGAAGTTCGTGAGGACCAAGCAGAACAAGCTAGAGAAATCATCATGCGCTGTTTTGAAGAAGCACCTAAAGCTTTGGGTGTAGACATTATGACATGCGGAGATTGTAACATTGGAGAAGATTACTATGACGTCCACTAATCAAAAACTATACGCTGTATACGAAACAATGAACATTCAGTCGTGCTACATGGTTAAGGCTGCTTCTGAAGAGGAGGCTCTAAAGCTTCACGAAGAAGGTCTTTCTGAATGGGATTGGTCTGAAGACGGTGACTACCACCAAGACGCCTACGTTGAGTTAATCGTAGACTAATGGCCAGTACCCTTGTTAAGTATAGACCAGCAGAAACAAAAGAACGGAGGTTACGGATACGATTGTCCGTTGCCGCCTACGCTTATGAGTATGAGAACGACAGCATTATGTCAGATGATGAGTTCGATGACTTGTGTAAGCAGGTCAACTTAGAGCAAGGAACTGGTTATCGCAAGTTAGATGGCTACTTTAGAAAAGAGTTCATGCCAGACACTGGTTTATGGATTCGCCGCCATCCAGAGAAACAAGGGTTGGTGAATATCTATGAGCGCTATTATAAGAAAGAAGGGGAATACTATGTGGGAGTGCATTAGATGTAAACTTACGAAACCTTTGAGTGCGTACCACTCTCATAAAAACTACAAAACTGGACACACACCCTACTGTAAGGACTGTGACAACCAGAGAAGACGCTCCCAATCAAAGTCTAACCAAGATTTCATAAACTTGAAAAAGTTGGAAGTTGGTTGTGTCGTATGTGGGTATAATGAACACCCCGCTGCGTTAGACTTCGACCACGTAGACCCTAGTAGCAAGTGGTCAAAGGACGTATGTTTTAAAGGAGGATATGGTAGAAGAGCAGTGAGTTCTTCATGGCATATTGACAAAATAAAACTAGAGATTGCTAAGTGCCAAGTCATGTGCGCTAATTGCCACCGTGTGAAGGAAACCCGCTATGGGAACTAGACCCACTAGAGGTCCAGCAAGCCCAATGCCATCGTACTCAGCGATGATGGCAAACAAACTTAGTAAAGAAATCGAAAAAGGAAATAAAGATATGCAACTCAATAAAATCTGCTTCTCAATCGACAACAACACAAATGTACACGAGACCGCTAAGTTCCTCCGCTTGATGGACACTCAACGTGCCCTAGGTAAGATGCAAGGCACTATAGTTCTGTGCATCGGTTCTTATGAAGGTTTAATGGAGCCATCCTATATCGTTAACGAAAAGGACTTCTATGACATCGTAGAGCCTTCTGGTTATGTTAATGCCCAAGACAGCGTTTTGTCAATACCGGGCGATACTCGCCAACCTTGTACACTCAAGTACTATGATGGGGGCGTGTATATTGTTGGGGCTATGGTACGTGTCCACAAGGACGAAGTACCCCACCTAAACAGCTGGACTTACGTTCAAGCGACTCAGCAATACTTCACAACACGAAGCGAGCTATAGGATGCCAGACCTTAACTGGTGGATACCATATCTAATCGCACAGGGGATTGTTATTGCTGCTATGACATTCCCAGTATGGTGGTTTTTCTTAGTAATGTACTTAAAAGCAAAGAATAAAAATAAATAGGAGAACTATAATGTCTTATCAAGATATCACAGTATCAGGCTGGTTCGAAAGTGATGAGGGTGTTGCCTTCATCGAAGTAGACGTCCCTGTAAAAGACGCTGAAGAACTTGCTATGGTTCTCTATGACATGACTGGAGGGGATATCCTCGGTGTTGACATGGAGTTCGAAGGTGAATACTCAGACGGTAAACAAGTAGAAGACTTAGACCTTATCCACTACCTAGACATCATTGGAGATACACTATGAGCGCAACTATTTCAATTAGCACCGCAATCGAACTTCAATTCGACAAGCTTTACACAGAGCTTACGTTTGAAAACATTCAAGTAACACGTACACTACGCTTACTTCTTGAAGACTTAGAGGTTAATTGTATCACTGAAGCGACTTCTGATTACACTACAGAGGCTGAGCTGCAATACCAAAACGGCTTTGAGGCTGGTTACGTAGATGGCGACTTTGATGGGCGGGAAGAATCCTATTGTGAAGGCCAAATCTTCGGTGAAGAAGAAGGTTATGACATAGGCTACTCTGAGAAGTGCCAAGACAAGTACGAAGAAGGTTTCATAGCTGGTTACGACCAAGCTTTAACAGACATGCAAAAGGAAGATTAATTATGACTAGTTATCTATACAGAGTTGGAATCGCACTATCAATGCTGCTTAACGTTCTGTTAGGTGGCGCAATCGGCCAGACTTTCTCGGCCCGTCAACACGAGGCCAAGCGTAATGGCAAACGTAATCTAAGCCTATTTGTGGATGCTTTCTGTGGTGAAGGTCATTGTATGCGCTGCTGGGCTTACTGGAAGGTTCGTAAATGGTAAGTGAGCTAGAACTATTCTTAAGAGAGATGGGTATAGTGGAAAAGGTCGAAAAAGAAGAACCTAAACCAAAAGACCCTACTATGGAAAAGGGTTATTTTAATGACCCAAGAGATGAAAACGGAGAGGTACCCTTTTAATGTTTACTGTAGAACACATGCCAGAAGATACTATTATCACCACCCTTGACCAAGAGGGTAAATGTAACGATGTAGAGGTTATTATTGATGCTGAGTCTGTGTTCTTTCGCCAATGGAGCGAGGACATGGAAGTCTACGACTTAATTGAAATGTCTAATCAACAACTTAAAGATATCGTTGCTGCGATGAACTCACCTGAAGGAGCATACTATGCAAACTAAAGTATACACACACCTCGTCTCTCAATTCTATGAACGAGGAACTACGCAAGAAACCTTGTTCACAGGCTTCGCTTCAGAGGTTGGTGAGGTGATGTCTGAGCGCACTAAGGAGGTGCGTAACGGCGAAAAGAAGACCGTAGAGATAGTAGACGAGTTGTCCGATGTCCTGTGGTATCTAACGATGATTGCTCGCTCTAGGGGCTACACTCTGGAGGAGGTTATGAAACACGGGTTTAACAAATTGAAGGACAGAAAATTAAATGGTAAGCGATAAAAATAAGGATAAAAATGGGGCGGAATAATGACCAAGGTCTACCCTTAATTAAAGGAGAATTACTATGACTATGGCTATCATTGATGGTGATGTATTAGTATACATGGCTATATGGAAAAGTGAAACACTAGAAGACGGAAAGAAGAAGTTTCAAGAACTCGTAGATGATGTTCTTAACAGCTTGTTTACTACAGACTACGTTATGGCCATTGGTGGTCTTGACAACTTTCGATTGGACCTGTTCCCTGACTATAAAGGGAATCGGAAGAAAGCCAAAGACAATAGACCTGAGTGGTTTAATGACTTGAAGTCTTGGGCTAGTAAACTAGAAGGCTCTGTAGAGTCTGATAACTGTGAAGCGGATGACCTAGTACGAGTATGGGCTTTAGAATGTGATGCAGCTGGTATTAATCGTGCTGTTGTATCAGTCGATAAAGACTTACATTGTATTCCAGGAACTCACTACAATCCTAGAACAAAGAAGATTTATCAAATATGTGAAGAGTATGGCGAACGCTTCTACTGGCAACAAGTACTAACAGGGGATAGTGTTGATAACATCCCAGGCTTGTGGAAAGTAGGACCAGTCAAAGCTAAGAAGCTTCTTGCTGATGCTGTTACTCACAAAGAAATGCGTGACGTAGTATGTCGTGCCTATAATGACACCTACGGCGATGAGGGCTATGCCTACATGATTGCTAATGGTCGTTTAATTCACATCTGGAGAAAAATCGATGACCACTTCAAAGTTAAAAAAGAAGTATACGAAGCCGCTATCCAAGGATGAGATGGGTCATTGGGACTGTAAGTTTAAGTTCAATCCTTCTGATGTCTTCGGTTTCTTATACTGTATACACAACACTGAAACAAACCAGTTCTACTGGGGAAAGAAACAAGTCTTCCACGGTGGAAAAAAGAAATCAGCAACCTATGGTAAAGAAATGACATGGCGGACCTACACAGGTTCGTCAGTACATCTTAAGGCTGATATCGCAAAACAAGGACACGATAAGTTTAAATTCGAGATTGTAGATGTCTATAAAACTAAGGGTGGCCTGTACTACGCTGAAGCTTACGCTCAGATGGTTTCAGAGTCCATGACAGAGATGTTAGATGACGGTAAAACTCCTCGTTTCTATAACAGACAAATTGCTGCTATTAGGTTTGTCCCTAAAGAAACAGTAGCAGATAACACACGTAAATATATCAAATCACTCAAAAGGAAGTACTAATATGTTAAAGCTAATCGCTATCGGCGCTTACTACTTAAGCTTGGCAGTACTCATCATGGGTATTGCGGGTGCACTAAACCTATCAACCTTCCCACCTGTTGCAGGTGTCTTATTATACTTGCTACTTAAAGAAGCATCTGAACTTACTATGGCATTCTACATGAGCCAATTAGAAGAGGAATAAGCTATGGGTCGTATAGTTACTAAGAATCAACCTTGCAATGACTGCGGTGGCTCCGACCCTCTTCAAATCTATGATGATGGTTCAACCTTCTGTTTTAGTTGCAGGAAATCACACAAAGCGAAAGGAGACTATGTTAAGCCTATGGATAACAATACAGGATTCGACGCTGTAGAGAACTCTTGGGGGCCAAGTCTCCGTGAAGTCTCTGAGGACTACCCTATTCGGGGTTTCCGTGAACGAAACATTAACAAGAAAGTAGCTGAGTACTACGGCGTTAAAGTGTCTTATGACCTTGATGGCTCTATTGATGCTCACTACTACCCCTACCACAAAGAAGGTGAACTAACAGGCTACAAAGTACGCCAGCTTCCTAAAGAGTTCAAAGCTAACGTCGGTAAAGTAAACGGTGGTCTCTTCGGACAGCACCTATTTAACGGTGGCAAACGCTTAGTAATTACTGAGGGCGAGCTTGATACTTTGGCGGTTGCCTCTGCTTGGCAGAAACGCTATGATGCTTTCTACCCTGTTGTTTCTGTTCGCTCTGCTACGTCCTTAAAAGACCTAGTAGAAGAACGTGAGTGGATTCGTAACTTCGATGAGGTTATTATCTGGTTTGATAGTGATGGCCCTGGCCAAGAAGCTATGAAAGAAGCAGCACGTATTATCGGTTATGACAAAGTTAAAGTCGCTAAGACTGCCGATAAAGATGCTAGCGACACTTGGGTTAAAGACCCCGATAAAGTTCTAAAAGCTATCTATGATGCCTGTGAATACACACCTGCGGGTATCTTAGGTAAAGATGAACTATGGGAACAGCTAATCACCTATAACTCTCTTGAGTCTGTCCCTTACCCTCCCTTCATGGATGGTTTGAATGACAAGCTGAAGGGTATGCGCTTCGGTGAAATCACTTTGTGGACTTCAGGTACGGGTTCAGGCAAGTCTACGCTCCTACGCGAGATTGCTTTCCACCTGCTAGACACTACTCCCGATAAGATTGGTATTATCTCTTTAGAGGAATCACCAGCAGAAACCGCACGTAAGATGTCAGGAATGGCTCTTAACCGCAACACAGCATCGGAGGAAATACCCCTTGACGAACTTAAAGAAGGTTATGACAAGGTATTCGGAGACGACCGTGTACTCGTACTTGACCACCAAGGTTCTATATCTGATGGGTCTATTATGGACTTCCTTGAATATATGTGTCTCAGCGGTGCTAAGTATCTATTTGTTGACCACATCACAATTCTAGCATCGGAAGGTGCGGAGGGTCTAACAGGTAACGAAGCTATTGACTTAATTATGAACCAGCTACTACGTATGGCTAAGAAGCATAACGTATGGATTGGTTTGATTAGTCACTTGCGTAAGACAGACAACAAGGGTAAGTCCTTTGAAGAAGGTAAGCTACCATCTATGGATGACATCCGTGGCTCTGGTTCTATAAAACAAATAAGTAATGATATTATTGCTTTTGCAAGAGATGTTGGTAACGCAGATGAACTTAAAAGAAACACGATTAAAACAAAAGTCCTCAAATGTCGTTATACTGGTTTGACTGGTCCGTCCGGGGCGCTTCTGTATGACTTTAACACAGGACGTTTAGCTAAGGGACAGGACTACGATGATGAAGCCCAAAGTCAAGGCTCCGGCCAATTTATGAGGGTTTAATATGAGGGACTGTAAACACGACGGTTGCGTTAACTTGTGTAGAGTTAGACAAGGGTCTCGCGGGGTTATCTACAACAACTCTTGCGAACCCTGCCAACATAGCTTAAGAAAATACAATATAACAACACCTGAAAAGTTAAATATGCTAAAAGAACAAAATGAACGCTGCTCGATTTGTGAATCTAAAATTGAGTTCAAAAAAGTAGTTGGGAATAACACCCACACGGCTGTAGTAGACCACTGCCATCATACAGGGGTTGTTCGAGGTATCCTATGCTCTCGCTGTAATCTTATGATTGGGTCGGCTAATGATGACAAAGAAGTCTTGGTTAATGCTGCCCGATACTTAAAAGACACAATAGGGAAAACACCATGTCAGAACAAGAAGCAATCCTAATAAGTATTATCCTCAACATGGCAGTAGACGGTAAGTGTGATTTATCACACCTCTCACCTAACGTCGCTGCTTTTGTTGAAGGCACATTAGAAGATTATTATCAAGACCCTGAAGACAATGAGTTGCTGTATTGGTACGCCCATCAGTCCCTCGAAAATGTATCTAAAAGGAAACTACACTAATGGAAATTAAACCTGAACTAAAGAAAACTTATGAGTACTTCCATGACTTTATCCTTGTTGTTATTAAGAGTAAAGACCACTTAGAAGTATACCTAAACGCTTGCAATATGTCTGACGATGAAAAGACATTCTGCTGGGAGTATTGGGACATTTACCACAACGGTGGATGTGAAGAAATCGTAGAAGAAGAAGTTGAAGTAGACTTTGATAACATGACTAAGCGTGAGATTGAAACGCTTGCTCGTGAAGAGTTTGATGTTGAGTTAGACCGTCGTCATAGCAAATCTACACTTATCGCACAATATGAATCACTGAAAAATAACTAAGGAATAAAAAATGAACAACTACGAATCATTCATCCACTTGTCACGCTACTCACGTTATCTAGAGACCCTCGGTCGTCGCGAAACGTGGTCAGAGACTGTAGACCGACTGATTGGTTTCTGGAAACAAGAAGTCAGCCACAACGTTATTACAGACGAAGAGTTTAAAGCACTACGAGAAGGCGTTTACAATCGTGAAGTAATGCCGTCAATGCGAGCGCTGTGGGCTGCTGGTGATGCTCTGAGGCAGAACCCTTTTAGGGGTTATAACTGCTCCTTTACTGATGTTGACCACATTCGTGTGTTCGATGAAATCCTCTACATCCTTATGTCAGGTACTGGCGTGGGCTTCGGAGCACAACAAATCACAGGTAATAAACTACCTATAATCAATGACACTTTCAATCAGTCTGAACGAACAATCCAAATTGAGGACTCGTCAGAAGGTTGGTCAAAGGCACTACGTAAGCTTATTGCTGAACTATACCTCGGTAACACACACTCTTGGGACTTCTCTAAGATTCGTCCTGAAGGTGCGCGTCTAAAGACTATGGGTGGTCGTGCTTCTGGTCCGGCTCCACTACAAGACCTAATGGCCTTTGTAACAGCTATCTTTAAGAAGGGTGCTGGACGTAAACTAACCCCACAGGAAATCCACGATATTGTTTGTAAGATTGCTGAAGTAGTAGTTGTTGGCGGTGTCCGTCGCTCTGCACTCATCTCTCTATCAGACCTTGGAGACCCTGAACTGCGTGACTGTAAGTCTGGTCGTTGGTGGGAAACTGCTTCACACCGTGCCTTGGCTAACAACTCTGCTGCGTATGACCAAAAACCCTCTATGATGGTATTCATGGATGAGTGGACTGCTCTAATGAAATCAGGTTCAGGTGAACGTGGTATCTTTAACCGTGCTGGCGCTCGCGCCTTCGCACCTGAACGTCGTGATGCTGACCAACTGCGTGGCACCAACCCCTGCGCAGAAATCCAGCTACGTTCTAACCAACTGTGTAACCTATCAGAAGTAGTCTGTCGGGTTGATGACACAGAAGAAGACCTAAAGCGTAAAGTCAAACTAGCCACTATCTTGGGAACACTACAAGCCTCCTTAACAGAGTTTAAGTATGTTCGTAAGATTTGGCAGAAGAACTGTGAAGACGAACGCCTACTGGGTGTAAGCCTAACAGGTATTCAAGACTGTAAGATTCTACGTAAACCAGACCCGGCTATGCTTGAACGCCTCCGGGATTATGCACAGGAAGTAAACGTTGAATACGCTCAAAAACTTGATATTAATCCTGCTACAGCTATCACTACCATTAAGCCTTCTGGTACTGTTAGTCAACTTGTTGATAGTAGTTCTGGAATACATGGACGTTTCTCTCCTTATTATATTCGAACAGTTCGTCAGGCTAATAACGACCCACTAACAGAAATGCTCAAAGCACAAGGTGTCCCTAACGAGCCTGATGCGATGAACCCTAACAAGACAACTATCTTCTCGTTCCCGATTAAGTCACCAGAAGGTGCTACGTTGGCTAACGAGCAGACAGCTATCGAACAACTAGAGAACTGGTTAATCTTCCAGAAGCATTGGTCCGAGCACTCTGTGAGTGTCACAGTCTATGTCAAAGAAGATGAGTGGATGGCCGTGGGTGACTGGGTCTATCAGAACTTTGACCACATCACAGGTGTAAGCTTCTTGCCTTACTCTGAGCACACCTACGCTCAGGCACCTTACCAACCTTGTACTCAGGAAGTTTATGATGCTGCTGTAGCTGCTATGCCAACAGTAGACTTCTCACTACTTACTAACTACGAAAAAGAAGACAACACAGAGGGTGCGCAACAACTTGCCTGTACTGGCGGGGCTTGTGAAATCCTTTAATAACTAAACTATAATACCTGAGTAAGTGTATAAACTGCTCCAACCCCGAAAGGAAAACAAATGTTTAAATCAATCTTAACTGCTATCGCACTTACTATTACTTCTGCTACTGTTGCTTCCGCTGCTGTGCTGTGGGACGACACCACTAAGACTATGACTATTACTGGCCAAACCACAATGTATCAGGCCAGCCAAGTTTATCGTGTTAATAAAGCTAATGAAGTCCTAAATGTAATAATGCATGGACAAGGTGGAAGCTACTATGCGGGTCTGCGCATTGGTGGTCTGATTAAAGCTGAAGGTTCTAACGTCATTATCCCAATGGGCAAACAATGTGTCTCTGCGTGTGCCTTTGCTGCACTGGCGGGTAATAAGGTTGTTGTTGATGGTGAGCTTTGGTTCCACGCTCCTTACTTGAGTGAGGTGCCTACAGGCGTCACTATTTTAGACATAACCCAAAACTTCGGTATAGCTTATAATGACATGTCCAAGTACTTGTTAAAGGTAGGGGTCACAATTGACTTTGCTGGTGAACTCCTGAAGAAGTCAAAAACAAATAAGTTTGTCGTTATCAACGATAGTGCAGAACTACGCAAGCTATATGAAACAGAAACTCCTTGGAGTCGTGCTTATTACGTTTACGAACTTTGTGATAAATCAATCGGAGCTAAGTAATGTTTAACTTTTTCAAATCGAAGCAATGGTTCTTATGGTCTTGGGCTGGAGGAGCGTTTATTATTGCTACTCTATGGTACCAAGTACAACTCGACGTTCAAATCAATGAGTGGTTTGGCGGTTTCTACGATATGATTCAACAAGCTCTGAAAGGTGAGGGTGACATTACCCTTACCGCTTACTATGCAGAGTTACTAACTTTCTTTAAGATTGCCGCTGTCTACATCGCTGTAGCTCTTGGTGTATCTTTCTTTACTCAACACTGGTTGTTCCGTTGGAGAACTTCTATGGTTGAAACTTACCATGAACTATTCCACAAGGCTCGTCACATCGAGGGCGCTTCCCAACGTGTACAAGAAGATACTGTAAAGTTCTCTCGTATCATGGAAGGTCTCGGTACTAGCTTTGTAGAGTCTATCATGGTTCTAATTGCCTT